AAAATTTATTAATTCGCTGTCTAATAATTTTAAAATATTATTTTTATTATCATTTGTTTCTATCAATTGATACATTGTATTACGGGTTGAACCTATTTCTGTTGAGAAATATTTCGGATACAATTTTGCTTTCTCTTTTCCCATTTTATAAGTCATTATAATCTTTTTATTGGAAATATATTCTGGGATGTTTTTATCCAGATAATTTTTATAAGCTAATAAATAGTCTTTTTCTAAAATATCATAGTAATATGTGTGTGGTATTCCAGACTTATTCATATCTTCTTTTTTTGGTGGAAATGACTGATTATACACGATGTTAAACTTTTCCCCACTATTCTTATTAAATAATTTATTTAAAATGCTTATAACAATTGAATTAATGATATGTGGTATAAATGGCAATTCATATATACTTAATTCTTCGTCAGTTTTTTCACCTCCATATTCATTAATAATTCTGGTTTTTGTTTTTTTATTACTATTTTGTAAAACATAATAATCCACTCTTGGAAAATTAATTATTTTAATGTCACTAATTTTAATAAATAACAAATTATATTTTTTAAACTCTTCAAAAATATCTCCCGCAGATGGTCTTTTTCCAGTTGATTTCCTCCAACCAGTTGGGTGAATAAATTGCAAAAATCCATCTTGACTTAATAAACTTAATGATTTTTTTACAAATTCTTTCCAGAATACTCCTCCGCCTTTTCCAATACCATTTTCATTATATGGAGGGTTTCCAATAATAATGTCAAATTTTTCTAAACCCCATTCTTTTGTTATGTCCAGTTTCAAACTGTCACCTTCATACAGATTTAATTTATATTTATCGCTGAAAAATACCCTCTTGCATACCAGTGTGTTATTCGTATTTAATTCACTCATGTATAACATATTTTCAATTATATGTCTTTTCCTATCTTCCTCGTCTGGAATAGAATCCGCTAAACCAACCAGTAATCTCATATAAATGATTATTGGAAAATTGCCAATTCCGACTGCTGGGTCATACCATTTCAGGGACTTATCTACAAATATACTGCTGTTGTGTTGTTTTCTATAATTCTCGTCCAGTTTATCCAGCATCTCATCTATAAGTATAATTGGAGTGAATACTTCTCCGTTCTTTTTCTTTTCCTTTTCTTTCGGTTTTAAATTGTCATTCACGAATTGCAATAACTGGATTGGTTCGTTGATTGTTGCCATTTTATTTTATAGTGACATTATTATTTTACTGGTTTTACATATTTATTAAATGCCATGTTGGACAGAACTGTAACTCCTATCAATAACTGGAAAATTGTCCTTTTTCGGGTTGTTCGGAACATTATATATTATGGTAATAAAAAAGCAATGAATGTAATGCAGTGCTTTTATTGTTTAATTATTGTTTAAGTTTGGATTATAAGTGTTAATAGAATAGAATGGCACAGTGGCACGGTGTGGCACGCTAATTCCTAAAGTTCCTTACGAGGGAGTATTCTGTTGAAATAGAGTTATTTAGCGTGCCACACCGTGCCAGTGAACCACAAGGTATTTAGGTTAGTTCTGTGTTTCTGGTTCTTCTTCTGGTTCTTCCTGTTTTATTCTAAATCCACTAAATCCGCCTCTAATCTGTATTGTAACGTTTTTATTTGCAGTTTTATCCCATTTGTCGTAAGTCCCGAACCCTCGTAATAGTCTGTTATATTCATATCCCATTTTCTCTTTCATATCTTTATATAATTTTTTAGTTGTTGTCGCATCTTCAAAATATTCAGGTTTTAGGTTTTTCATATCATGCAGAGAACATTTGTAATCTTTTATATCTCCTCTTTCAAAATTGTCATTGAACCACGTAATAAGCTCATCATTCGCCATTCTTGTCGCATTAGTCGCTTGAATGACAGACTGACTTTTTTTAGCCAATCCACTTTTAAAATATCTTTTCCCATAATCTATAAGAATGTGTAAGAATGATTCACAATAATTTTTAATTAACTCGTCGCCCAGTCCGAGAGTTGCCTTAAATAATAGTTTTTCAGGAATTGCCACAAGACGTTCTCCAGTGCGGTCAAAATGTGATTTAAATGGAATTTCATTATAACGATTAAATACTGCGTTCTGCCCTTCGCCAATGTTAGTTTTATTATTAGAACAACAGAATAATTTAAATGTTATATCTATCATTTCCGTTGTTCCGAACATGACTTCGTTCTCAATAGTTCTGCCATCAGGAATAACTTTCAATAATTCATCATTGACTTTATTTTTAGTCCCTTCATCAGCCCATACAACTCTTTTGCCTTTCATTCCACATAACTGTTTATGAACTTTTGTGTTTCTTGCCTCTAAAAACCCAGCAGTTGTTTTCATAACATATTCTGGAATAGTTTCTGTTAGGAATGCAAATATAAGAGATTTACCATTGTCACCCAATGCTCCCTCCGTTCCGTCAATTAAATACCACAATGATTTTTCCAGACTAGAACAACCCGTAATAGAATAACCGATAACAGACAGGAAATATTCTAAATCTTCATCACAATTATTGCAAATTTCTTTCATAACTCCGAGTAAATATGCTTCTTTATCTTTGTCTCGCTTATCTGGAGAGGGGTCATAATTATGTGATGTTGTAAATGTGAGATAATCATCTGCCTCAATTCCATATTCAAATTTTCCAGTTCTAAAATCTAAAATTCCATTTTTAAATGCAAATTTGCCAGATGTCTTATTTAGTTTTTTAGCAAAATCATCATCTCGAATCAAGGTTTTTAGATTGTTCTTCATTAATGAGATTTCACTTATAGAACGCCATTTTATATATTTTGTGGTATATTCCGCTCTTTTTGCTCTAAGTTCTTCCTTTTCTTTTTCGTCAGCAGAGATAGGTATTTTATTAGATATAGACGCAATTGTATAATCCAGACAATCACCGATAAGTGTGGATAATATATTAGTCGGTTCGTTTACAAGATACCATAAGTTATTTTTAGAATTACACTCATAAAATCGTTCGTTACAATAGACTAACTTGTCTCTCAAATGTTTTGCAATGAACGGAGCTAAATCGCCGATGCCCTTTGTAATAATATCCCATGGAATATACTTGCTCGAAAACCATTTTTCTTTCCAGTTTTTATAAAATTCTGGATTGACAGATTTACAAATATTATTGAGAACACCGAGATTCATATTTTCATATTTACATGGTGCATCCCATAATTGCAGATGTGTGTCGTCTTTCGGATTCGTAGTTGCAACCCAGTCGCAAAATAATTCTTTCGAAAATCCATTTGTTTTCATTACCCCACTTATTTTCAGATAATTATTATAATCCGTCATATGGAAATTCAATCCATTCATTAACATTTCAGTGTATTGCTCAATCAATTTCCTATTTGTTTTATTTGCAGTTGTCTCAGTCCCTGCTATATATGGTTTCGGTTGATTTATTGTCAATAATTTTCCGAGATATTGATGAACGCTATCGGCTGACTGAACTATTTTAAATGGATAAGCATTGTCACTGAATTCTCGTCTTTTATCGGCATTCCCAGTTTTTTTACAAGGTGTTGCTGTCGGCGGAATAACTTGGTGTTTTGTTATTTGGAATTCCAACCCACAATTCGGAATAGGCTTAAATGTTTCAGTTGTTCGTTGTTCGCATAACTCAATAAGGTCAGTGCAATCTGTTATATCACACAAGACGTTCCAGTTGCCTTCAGTTGATGATTCATACATACCGTCCTCACTTCCACACACACCATTATAATCATCTAAATATTTTTTACATATTTTACAATCGCTATCTGTCTTTTTGATATAAATATCAAAATCGAGACAAACGATATATTTTCCATTCATCTGTCTTCCACACTTAATACCATAACCGCAACTATCATCAATAACCAGTGTATTCTTAAACCACTCGTTCGTTTTCTCCCTATAAGCAACAGGACTGGGAACTAATGTTCGCTTATCCACTAAACAGGGCATCTTCGCCGTTCCAATGAGGTCATTTGTAAATGCGTTGCGTAAATTGTAGTTTTCGGCGTGTAACTTTGAAATATTGAACATTGACATTTCTCTTTCTCTATATATTCTATTAACAGATAATTTTTATATCCTTTTTACGATAAATACATTTGCAATCAATTTTGCAGTCTTTTTTTTTGGATTTGATAAGAATAGGGGGTATTTTCTTATAAAATTGAGGTTTTCTTGGATTTTGATTTTTGTGGGTATTTTTTTTTAGGTAAATCAGGTAATAATATTCTCAGAAAAATTCTGGAGATTGTCTTCCATGAGTTGGCTCGCATTGTTCTCATATATTTACACTGATAATCATTGTATGTGTTTTTGTGTATAGCCCTTGACACCATGATTTCTTGTTTGCGTTTTTCAGTATATGGCATGTTGTTTTTTTTATGGACTCTATTAATATATTATAAGGTTATACTATTAAATACTTTTGCCTAAATACATAATCAATTTTTGTCACTTTTCTTTAAAATATCCTTAAAACGTCTATTGAAATCTGCTAAACTTTCTGTCAATGTTGGTTTGTTCCATAAAATAAATCTGGACAATGCTCCAGCAGAATAAGGGTCGTTCCAATTTTCATTTACGATATGACGTGCTATATAATTCTTTTTTTTTAGTTCGTCTCCCTCATCTAAAAATGTTTTACTTCCCTTGAAACCAAAATGGGTGGTTATACCATTTTTAAATGTCGCCTTAAATTTTTTATCTTTCCGTGTTGAGTCTGTTATTACTACCATATTATTATATAATGATATATAAAATGGTAGTTACTAACAAAAATATATTCAATAAGAAATATGGGTTTGACAAAGACGAACCACATTCTGTAGCAGATATAAGCAAAATAACTGGATATACTTTAGCGGGGTTACAAATAATATATAACAAGGGTATAGGTGCCTACACCACAAATCCCTCAAGCGTAAGACCTAATATGACAAAGGAATCGTGGGCAATAAGTAGAGTTTATGCCAGTGTAAATCCAAAGACAAAGGCGTTCGCATTAGACAAAATACATTTGAAAGCACGGAAAGGTTTTCATATGATGGGTAACGGAACTATCATGAAGGGGGATTCACACCCAAAATAACCGCTTGTTTTTTTGCTTCACGTTTTGCGAGATTTTTTGCGTTTTGTCTTTTGTTAATCTCATCTCTATTTGCTTCTTTATATTTTCTGTTTCTTTCATATACTTCTGTTCTATTTGCTTCCAAAAATTTTTTTCTTTTTTCTTTTCTTATGTCTTTGTTTGCTTCATTATATTTTTTATCATATTCTTTTTTTTCTTCTTTATTAGCGTTATTATATTTTTTTGTTAATTCGATTATTTCCACTCTATTTGAGTTATAATATATTCGAGAATTATCTTTATCTCGTTCGAGTTTCTGCTCTTCGCTTATAAATGCTCTTACCATATTAATTTTATTTTCCTGTTGTTCAATATGATATTGCTCTCTTACACACAAATGTTGTTTAGACTCACACGGAAAAATCTCAATAATGTTCATAGTCCAATTATCCCACCCACCATTTTCTCTTATAGTTTTATACAATAATAAATAACATTGTTTAGAATTTAGATTATTACATAAGTGTTTATGATGTCGTTTCCTACTTGTAAAATTGGTAGTAGCACCTGTGTATGTAAAACCACAATTGCTATCATTACATCTAATTCTATAGATGACACTGTTATTTGTATTATAATCTATTTGTGTTCTTGTCATAATATAGTATATTATGTCACATCTTTATATACATTTTATCACGTGAAGTGTTTTATTGAATGTGATTCTAATGTCGAGAGTATCTTATCGGCTGCGAAATGTATTATACGTCCAGTTACGGAGTGGTCTAACTTAGGTTTAAGAAAATCCAATACTTTTTTAGCAACACTCGGCTTTTTATTACTCTTATAAGACTTCACTGTTCCGATGAGTGATGTTTTAGCGTTCTCACTCACACCGTCACTCGCAATTCTATGATGTATAGATTTCGCTGCGATAACCTTATACGCAGGGTTACTTTTAGAAAGTCCCTTGCCTTGTAAGGGGCTTGTCCCCGCATTAAACGTAGTAAGTGATTTTACACCGTCACGAACAACTGCGGATTTGACAAGAGATTGCTGTGCGGAAAAACCGCCAAGACTATGCCCTGTTACGTGGATAGCTGTGTTAGGTTCTCTTTCTTTTAATTTTTTAACAATTTCTTCCGTTCTTGCGGTTCTGTTTTTAATTTGTTTAGTATGACTTGCTTGCCCAATCATAATTTTTAGGTCTGTCTTTAGGTCACGTTTTAGTGTAGGGGCATCAAAGTCTGTGCCTCGATGTGCCAGAATTACATGTGGTTTCTCATTATGTTTATAAGTATGTATATCCATATCACTCAAATCTTCTATTTTGTTATAACCTTCTGGAGTTTTATTTGTGTATGTGGCGGTATTTGCTCGTGCTAAATCTGTTCTCGAAGGGTCTTCACTCATCTTATATACTACTCATTAGATATTTTAAGACGAATATCGTGTTTTAGGAACGCCGTCCATATAACTGGGTCAATATGGACACTGACATTATCAGCATTTTTAGATTGGAATAATAAAGAATTAATACCCACAGGAATGCATTTTTTAAATCCGCCCTTGTTCATACGTTTAGCATAACGGATAAGATGTTTTAAATCATCAATCTGTTCGTCATTCATATCTGGCAAAGGTGGTGATTCAATTATTACTAAAGGTTGTTCCATTATATACTTTCTATAGATTAAAAAAATATAGCGAAATAACGCCTAAAATCGTATCCAATATTTCACGGCGTAGTTAAACGGTCGATTCTCGCTACCCTGTCTTGGAAACCCGATATTTACAATTTCAGCCTTTTTTTTCAGGAAGTCTAAGTTATTATACCCCTTTTTATCGTTCAGCATTGCTAACTTCGAGACATACAATTTAGCGGAAGATAAACCCAAGCCTGTTTCAACCAAAG